GGATCCGAGTAATATTAGTTATAATGGGGAGAGACTGGGAACCTAATAGTTGTAGTTCTGATGGCTCGTCTAAAGAGAAACGTTCAGCTTTAACAACAAGCACGAAACCTTCCGATAGGTGAGGGTTGTGCTGTTATCAGGGCCACCAGGAATGCCTTAAATACAAAATTTTAAAAGAAAAAAGTTGAAGAGTTCATCCCCAAGCATGAAGAATGTCCCATCATCCCTTATGCCCAAAGTATCAATTATGAGGCAGTTTTGAGGTTCTGGCCAAACCGTTCGGAGATTCGGCCAAGGTTGTGTAGTCTCAAGTTAAGTCGCACAGCATGCAGTTGCAATAGTTCCATACTCAATGGACTGATGTAGTTCATGAGTGATATTAGAAACACTAATATTTTATCATAGTTTCAGTCTAGTTTGGGGTATTCTAAGTGATGTCCAAGAGTTCCTATGCACGAGAGTTCCTTAGCTGCTCAAGGTTGTGTTTCAACTGTTCTCTCCTCCGCCTCAACTGCTCTTTCTCTGCGATCAGTTTGTGCTCGTCCGATTGGAGAGACAGAACGTACTCCGTGGCTTTTTTCAGGATGACAACCTTGGGCGCCTTCTCGTTGTTGGCCACCTCGGGTATCTGGTCACGCAGGGCAAAGAAACGCAGCTTCAGCTCATTCCTTCGCTGGCGCTCCAAGACGTTGTGCGTTCGCCTCTTGTCGTTCTCCTCTGAGTCTAACGTGCGGGGACTGGAGCATTTTCGGTTGTTGCTGATCTGTTTGAGGACCCTGCCACTGTCCAACTTTAGCCTCTTGGCGGCTGGGTATTCCACCTTGGTGGAGGGAGGAGCAGCGTAGTTGTGTTGGTGGATGTTGACGTGACACCGCTTGAGGACCAGCGGACTGTGGTGGGGCTTACAGTGCTCCTCTGATGCTTCTGTGCTGGACTCTGTGCTGGATTCAGACTCGTTCGCTTCAGCTAATGTAACGACATCGATTTCCTCATCTTCTTCTTGTTCTTCTTCCGAGTCGCTGCTGGTCGTGGGCGGCGTGTCGACCCCCAGCAGAGCCGCGGGGTTGGCGCCGGGCGGGGCGGCCCGCGGGGCGCGCTCGCTGAGCGGGTAGGGGAAGACCACCGAGGGGTCGATGCAGTCGGCGGCCGCGGCTCCCAGGTCGTGCAGGTAGAGGCCGGCCGAGGCGGCGGGGCCGGCGGGAGGAGGCGGCGGCCCCGAGGGCGGCGGGCCGGGTCGGGAGGCGGCGGCGGGGCCCCCCTCCTGGCGGGAGGCTTGGTAGGTGGCGAGCTTCTCCGACACCACCTTCTCCAGCTTGGCGGCGGCGGAGAAGCCGCTCCACATGCAGTCCTGGATGATGATGGATTTGACGAAGGATTCGTCGTCCGGGTCGCAGATGAAGCTCTGGTTGACCATGTCCCCCCCGAGCAGCTCCGTCACCATCTCCAGCTGGTCGGCGGTGGAAGGGAAGCAGGAGGCGGCGGCCAGGCTGGAGCGGCGGCTGGGCGAGAGGGGCGGCATGGGCAGGAGCTCAAACTTCTTCCAGATGTCCTCGGACGGGGCGGGAGGCTGCAGCTCGCTGCCCCGCTGCTGCGCCGCCAGGTAGAAGTTCTCCTCCTCCTCCTCGAAGTAGAAGTAGGGCTGCACCGAGTCGTAGTCGTAATCGTAGTTCTTGCTGGGGAGGCTGGCGCTGAGCGGCATCGCGGCGGCTGCTGCCTGGCCGTGCACTGTGGAGGGTGCTGCCCGTATAAGCTGCTGGATATCTGGCTGTGACTTCTGCCTAAAGCAGTCAATGATCACCGGAGCCCGCGCGGAAGGCGGGAGGTCTGACCCCTCAACCGCCTTTATAAGCCGATTGGCGAAATCAACAAAGGACTCAGATGGTCCCTGCGTGATGTCCGCCCATGGACCTGCAGGTTCCGCCAGCCGGGCAACTTCTCTAAACGCCTGGAGAGCCGACGCCGTAATAGCAACCAATTCCCCCGGTCTTAATAATGCGGCCTGACCCTGTGGGTTGCCCACCATCCCATCAGCTAAGCCCTTTAAGCGATCCAAGTTAGTCCGTTCCCCCCGTCCTTGACCGTTCGCTGGGTGTCGGGGGTCGCGAGTGGCCGCCGCTATAACCGTCTGGAGTTGGACTCCCCAAGCGTCCATCCATAAGGCATATGGGGCAGGTCCTAAAATAACTCTCATTAGATTCGTGACATCATGCGGCAGCAGCCGGGAGGACATAAGCGCTTCCACTTCTGCCATAGTAATCGGGGATCGTAAGCCCTTGGTCCTGACCGTATCAGCCAGTCTTGTGATCAATTTTGGCTCCAGAGGGGTCCAGGCGGGTCCCTCTGTGTTAATCACTACAGGCATGGCCACCACGGGCGGACCAGTACTCGCAAGCTCCTCCCCGACCCTTGCCCAGTCAGTCAGGGCCGGCCCAGGAGCCTGACCCGCGTGCCCTGGCTCCGCCCTTGGCTGTTCCGCCCCCCGAGGTGTGTCACCCCCCTGGCCCTGCTGCTCTCCCACCCCCGCCAGGGAAGGATACAAACCACTCCCCACATAAGGAGGAGGAGGGGCCGAGGCTGTGGCGCAATTACAGCCAATAGCTGTTCCGCAATGATAGCAGGATGTGCCAACGGTTTTAGGTGTGGCAGTTTCCTCCGGCGCCATCTTCGCATCTCGCTGCACAGTTGTTTCTCCCACTTCCTCCCCCTTGTCGATTCGCCGCTCCGTTGCTGGTTTCTCGATGCACTCCGGACCTGGGGGAGAGACCCTCCCTCCCCCTAATCCCAACCAAAACTTTGCTTGCTCAGATGTAACCTGTTCCTCTCGAGCCGCCTTCAATGCCCCCAAAACCAATCCCCAGGTTTTTAACTCTCCCGATTTCCCAAGTACCATTGCCCGCTGGGTGAGTGCCGCGGTAATGGGATCCCATGACCCCGGGGAATATAAGTCTGAGGGAGACATAAGCAACCCTTCCTTTTGTAAGAGGGACAACATGGCCCCTATTTCCTTCTTAGAAGGAGAGGTTTTTCCGCAATAGGTTTTACACGCGGACGAAATCACCTTTATGACGGCTTCCATGCTTTGATCCACCGGGCGACCAGAATCAACGCCTGGGGTGGACTGCTCAGTCGTCGGGCTTCCTTCCCGTCTTCCAACGACTCTCTGAGTTCTCGGTAGGTTATCTTGCCCCCCGGCCGTGGAGCTCCCTCCGACGTCACTCAGCTTCTGCCCTCCTAAGCCGCAGCCCCCTCTACTAGGGTCATCGTCCTGCTCCGTTAAGCGAGACGGATGAGGGCAGGATCGCCACGCCTGTGGCCGACCACTATTCCCTAACGATCACGTCGGGGTCACCAAATGAAGCCTTCTGCTTCATTCAGGTTCGCGTAATCGTTAG